AGATTGAAATAACAATAAAAAGAATTGTGAATATTGAATACATGATAAAATATATGACAGATTTTATTCGATATAATTCTGAATGCAGTAAAAAAGAAGTAGATATGTTTTTAGAAAGTGCAGTCGGAGTTATTGAGTATTTGAACGAGGAAAACAAAAGGTTACAAAGCTTAGTAAATCAACAATCAAAAATGTTAAATTTAAAAAAAGAAACAGAGGACAAAGCAGATGAAGATTGAAAAAGAATATAATGTACAGATGCTTGCAAACATAGTAAAGAAAGCAATCGAAATAACTTCAACAAGAGGTGCAAACATTGACATTATAACAGCACAGGGGATTGTGGATGTTTTGGAAACAGTAGCAAGTTGGGAAAACAAAAGAACAGAGCCAACAGATATAAAGAAAGAAGCATTAAAGAAAGAATGTTTTGGTTGCCATATTAATGGTGATGGAAAATGTAATTTGTGTGTGGATGAAAAAGAATGCATGACTGAGACAAACCCTATGAAAGCAGAAAAAAAGTGCTTTGGATGTTTTGATGGGAACGACATTGAATGTTGTATGTGCGATGACATGAAACAGTGCGAAGAAGAAACAAACAGAAAACCAGATTGTTTTGGAAATTATGAAGAAGAGGATGGTTGGGAAGATAGTTGTGACGAGTGTATGTATGCAAAAGAATGTAAAAAAAGTTTTATTAACAAAAAAAAACAAAGAGAGGGCATAACTATAAATGAATAAACGTTCTACAAAGTTCTATCGGAAAAACGAAGCAGAGGTAATGAAGCGGCTCGGATTCAAGCCGACAAAGAACACGGAAAGATGGTGATAGATTGAGTGGTAAAAAGGGGATGAAAATAAAGAATAGAAAGCCAATGTCACAGGAGACAAGGAAACGAATAAGCGAAACAATGAAAAGAAAATGGAAAGAAAAAGAGTACAGAGAAAATATGTGCGATGCGCATAGACATGATTTAACAGATGAAAGTGTGGTGATGCTATATGACTAGACGCTCGACTAAATTTTATAGAAAAAATGAAATAGAAGTGATGGAAAGATTAGGGTTTAAACCAACAAAGAACAGCGGTTCTGGTTGGATATAGAGAAAGAGGATGGACAGAATGAACAGTGTATCTGTCAGTTAAAATCTACGGACAAGCAGAGCATCAGCATCAAACAGAATGATATTCATATACTCGAACAAAATGCGGCTGTGGCTCACAAACTGCCCGTATTTGCCTTGCAGTTCCTTAATACTGGTGAAGTATGGGTGATGATAAGACCAGAGGATTTAGGGCTGGTACAGAGCCTTGTGGCTGGTGAAGATATTTCCGAGCAATTGAATGTCAACGAAGATTTGTTTTGCGGAACAGATTTAGGGGTTGACAATGGAGATGGAACAAATTATAATGTATTTGTAGGCGGTAGGAACGCAGGAAAGTCCTACCTCGCTCGGCAAGCCTACATGAAACAGAAAGGGAAGGAACGAGAACAGCAAGAACAAGAGTTCAAACAAAGAATGAAAGAGAAAAACAGAGAAAGGAGAAAACAGGTTGGAAAAGAAATTCAAACAAAAGGGCATTGCAACCTTTGAAGGGTTGAGCATTGGAAAGAACAGAACAGTACAAGTGAAGTTCAAACTCCGATATGACGAAATCCTAACAAGTGTTGAACTGTTACAGGGGTTAAACAATGACATTACGGTTCATGCAAAAACAGCAACAAGCAACCCAATGAGTTTGGGAATCTTCACCATAGGTTCTGTCAATTTTGACAAGGATGGAAATGCAACAATACCGTTCAAGTCATTAGTGGACAATGTGAATCTTGACAACATTTGTGCTTTGGTGGATGAAGATTATATCCAGTTACGATTCCAAGCAATCATTGAACTCCCCGACAATAGCGAAGAAGGGGGTGCAGGAGAATGGGAAGATTAACTTACAAAGAACTGTCAAAACAGAAGTTCAAGGAACAGCGCAATGTTGTGATTTCAGAAGCATTTGACAGAGACAACAATCCTCTTGGATATTCCATTGCGGAACAGTTGATAACAGAAGAAGATGGAAAAGAAATCAAAGTGTTCCTTAAAGGAGGACTTGGAATTGTGGATGAAAAAGGATTGTTACAGTTAAAAGAAGCAGTTGACAATGCTTGTATCAAGTTAGGATTGATTACCGTTTGCGATTGTGAATGTTGCGAAGGGGAAAAATAAAAAGAAAAAAGTTACAAAAATGTGTTGACACACAGAACAAGATGTGTTAAGATAGTAGTATCAAAGGAAGGGAAATAAAAATCCTTCTGGTGATAAACAAACAAAGAACAGCAAGAGAAGAAGGAAAGAACAAACAAGAGAAACAAAGAATCAAATTAAAAAAGAAAAGGAGAAAAACAAAATGGCAAAAAATTGGATGGCGTATGAAGCCGCAGAAGCAATCATGGGTAACAACGTAGAGGAAGTCGCAGAGGTAGGAAGCAGATACCCATTGTTCACAAGAACCGTATCAATGGCAAACAGCGAGTATGTTCTTGACCTTCTGAAAGCAATCCCGAAGGTAACGGCAAGAGTTGTGGAAACAGGTCTGAAAGACATTGATGATGTGGAAACAGAAACAGAGGGTGTAGAAGAGAAAGACGAAGCACCAAAGAAATCAGCAAAGAAGGAAACAAAGGCAACACAGAAGCCGAAGTCAAAGCAGGCATTTGAGGAAGAGGACGAAGCAGACGAAGATGATTATGAGAACATGACATCAAAGGCACTGTACAAACTGTGCTGTGACAGAGGTATTTCTTCACAGTGCAAGAAGCGTGATAAAGCATCCCTTATCGCAGTTCTGAAAGCAAATGACGGAACAGCAAATGAGGACGAGGACGAGGAAGAAACAGACCCGTATGCAGGAAAGTCTGCAAAAGAACTGTTCAAGATGTGCTCCGATAGAGGAATCAAAACAAAGCCGAAACAGTCCGCAGATGCTTATGTAAAACTTCTGAAAAAGGCAGACGAAGCAGAAGCCGAAACAGAGGATGAAGAGGACGACGACGATGATTGGGAAATCTAATCTGACATAACATAACAAAATAATGAAATGATAACAAAGGCAGGGAGGTAGGAACAATGCTTCTCTGCCTTTCTTTATGGATTGGAGGATTGAACATTGAAAACAGAGGACATTTTAAATTTAGATTGCAAGAAGGAAGGAAACAGAGAGTTAATAAACAAGTTCCTTTGGAAAGTAAAACCATGTGCTAAAATTCTGGAAAAGAACCATTACACAAGAACAGAGATAGCACCGATTGAGTTATTAGAACAGGTGTTGCATGGGTTGTGTGAACGATACCCATATAAATTGCAACAGATATATACATACAGCGAAGGAAAGAAATTCAAGTTTTACCACATGGGAGTGATTCATGTTACAGATATTTATGAGTGGATAGGGGATGTAAATGGCGTAACATTATGGGAAGTTGTTGCAAAGGCAATTATCAAGATTTATGCGGATTTGAAGAAGGAGAAAACAGAACAATGAAACAAATAACATTCTATACAGATGGTGCTTGCAGTGGAAACCCCGGTGAGGGTGGTTGGGCGTATGTAGAAGTTGTTCCATGTAGCAATGGAATAAAAACAAATGTGGTAACAGGAAATAAAAAACAGACGACAAACAATGAGATGGAACTGACAGCAGTGTATATGGCGTTAGTAAAAGCCTTGAAGAGCAAAACAAAACAGGTCACAGTATATTGCGACAGTGCTTATGTTGTGAACGCTATTACAAAAGGGTGGTTACAGAACTGGCATAACAATGGTTGGGTAACGAAAGAAGGAAAGCCTATAAAAAACAAACATATATGGGAAAAGATGTATTTGCTTGTATATGAAAAGAAGATGAACATAACAATGGTAAAGGTCAAAGGACACAAGGGCGACCCCTTAAATGAACTTGCAGACAAAAGTGCAGTAGAAGCAAAACAAAGAATCATGGAGGGGTAAGACAATGTTAATAGCAGAGAAGATATTGGAGAAAGATTTTCAAGAGAAAACAACAAAAGAAGCATATTTGAATTGTTGCAAATGGTTGTCTACAAATGTGATTGCTGTGAACAATTCAAAACATATTACATACAGAACAGAGAAGGTTGAAACAGATGATTGGAGCAGAATAGTAAGATTGACGTTATATGTAACAGCAGATGAAGAAGAAATATGCGAAAGGAATTGTAATATCTGTAAAGAAGTAACAGGTAGTTTCTTTATGACGCAAAACAAATATATGTGTGAGGTGTGCAAAGTGCCACCGTACAGAAAGAGGTTAAAGGATAAGTTGCACTTAATCAAAGAAGGATTGAAAGGAAAGATATTATAATGATGAAAAGGAAGAACAAGAAAAAAACGAAACAAAGAGTATGCGTAGTGTTGTTGCAAACGCTGGCAGAATTGTTTGCAACTTTAAAATATGGGTTAGTTGAGGAATTAGACAAAATAGCCATAGTGATTCAAGTATTAATACCGATTGTGATTGCTAAGATGGATTTAAGCACTCCTAAGATGTTGATAGTGTCGTGTGTTCTGGTGGTATGTGTAAAGTACATTCGGGAAGTAGGATATAAATTGAACCATGTAACAGAGAGAGGGTTTCCGATTCCATTACAGAGATTTACGGACAGAGACGAGAATGGGTTCATTAGCATAAAGGAAGAAGAAACACAAGAAGCAATGCTTTATTTGTGTGATGTAGAGGACTATTTAAAAAGCAAAGGTTGGTTATAGTATATGAGTTATGCACCATGTAAGGGATGTGGAAGAAGGACAGTAAAATGCCATGCAGAATGTGAGGAATACAGAAAGTTCCAAGAAGAAAATGAGAGGATAAAGGGAAACAGGAAGAAGGACACCATCAGCCGTTCTACCATATTTAGAGCAAATTATCACAGTTAAGTGTTGACAATCCAAACAAACTCTGCTATAATAGAATCAAAAGAAGGAGTTGTGTTTGGATTGGCACAAGTAAGTGGTAGCCCGTAAAGGAGAAATGCCTACCCATAAAATAGAAATCGTAATGCCGCATTATTGGTAGCCATTTATGAATCATGGTACAAGACACTTTATAATTTTATTTGTCCGTTTGGTGTAATCGTGAAACACTGTTGTAACCCGTAAACAAGAAAATTGAATAATGCATTTATATGCGGCATTGCGGTTTTATATAGATAAACAATGATAGACAAGGGCAACCTTGTCTTGTTGTGTATTTAGAGAACAAAACATAAAACAAAGCAGGAGGAAAACAAGAAAGATGGGAAGAAGGAAAGGCAGAGAAGTCAAAGAAGCGAGTGAGAATCTAATACCACTGAATGAGAGAACACCAGAAGAACGAAAACGGATAGCAATGATGGGAGTTGAAGCAAGGAAGAAGAAGAAGGAACAAAACATGGCGTTACAGAACTGTATGCGTCAATTATTGGAGATGAAAACAAATAGCGATAAAAAGAAACAAGTGTTGCGTTCCTTTGGGTTCACAGATGAAGAACTTACGAACCGTTCCTTGTTGATGGTTGCATTGTTCCAGAAGGGATTGACAGGAGATGTTTCTGCAATCAGAGAGATTACAGACATGATGGACAAACTAGAAATGTTTGAAAACACAGGAAAGGTTACAAGCAATATCACAATCAATCTTGTTGCAAAAGGGGAAACATATCAGCCGAATGAACAGGACGAACAAGACATATGGGATGCAGAGAACAGTACAGACTGGATGGAGGACAGCGATGATGATGAGGATTGGGGCAATGATATCTATGAAGGATAGCGGCAGGAAAGCGTCAGCTATTGAAATAGCGAGAGAATATGGGGCTACCCTAAGAAGTTATCACCTTAATATAGAAAATGGATTAAAAGGGCAAATAAACGGCTTACAGAGGTTATCTGTTTTGGAGTGGATATGGAAACATACAGAACAAGATGAATTATTTTGCAAGAACATATTGACAAACATAGCAGAACATAGTAAAATAGGAGTATAAAGAAATGAAGAACAAAATAAAAACAGCCTTGTTTGTAGTATCACAGATAGTAATGATAGCAAGTAT